CAACGAGCTTTGGGTTGTCGCAGTACCACAGAGCCCACGCCAGCGCAGACTCAGCGTAAAGCGAAATGAGGTCATCTTCGTCCTCATAATCAACGCGCAGATGCTGGCGAATCAGCTCGATCGGGAGCAGATCAGCAGCGGCTACGGTCATTTTTTGTCGGCCTTTTCCTTCGCTTTGGCGTCCGCTTCGGCTTTCGCCTTAGCTTCTGCGTCAGCTTTTTCCTTTTCGAGCGATTCAGCCTTGGCTTTTTCTTCAGCCTCGGCCAGCGCTTTGGCGTCCGCTTCGGCTTTCGCCTTAGCTTCTGCGTCATCATCGACGTACTTGGCCAGCTTCATGCCGACCAGCGCTTCGGCAATGTCGTCTGCGACGGGTCGAACCTCATACTGATCGAAAGTGCCGCCGTTGAAATGGGAGAACTGTTGGAGCGCACGAATCTTTTTCATCTGTCAAACAGGGGCAGTTGCCCGCCCCCGCCTCGCTGTTGATCAGGCTGCAGGTGCAAATGCACCCTTGATGATCGCGGTTGGACGATAGTGAGCCAGCGCCAAGCGCTCTTCGCACAGGATGGTCAGCATGTTTTTCACGAAGTTGTCGCGGTCCTCGCGGCTGACTTCCACGGTGGCATCCATACGATCCCATACCTGGGACGCCAGATCGAAGCCACCGACAGTGAAGGTGCCCAGCGCCTGCGCCTTGGTCGCGACAACAGGAAGCCCCCACATGACCTTGGCAGCGAATGCCGCTGGGCCGCCGAAGATGTAGCGGCCTTCGGCATCTTTCAGCAGTGCGATTGCGTGCCAGTCGCGCGGATTCAAGATGATGCCGGAGGCCTCGAACTCGGATTCGCTGGTTTGGAAGATCGCATGGGCAATCTGGTCGGCACGAGTATCGCCGGCAGCAGTCAGCGCTGCGTCGTACGCGGTAGCCACCTGATTCAGGCCGGTCAGGTTGTCGCCGGTGCCGTCACCATTTAGCAACTGAGTCTCTTCGACCAGCGCTAGGCCGAAAAGCAGGCGGTTATTGACGTAGGACTCCAGCATTGGAGCATCATCCATCACCTGGCGGGATGCCTGGATCCAGTGCGCGATGGTTTTCACAATCGCAGTTTGCTTGGTGAAGGTCAGGTTCGACTCTGGCTTCAGAGTACCCTCTGCCACCGGAGCAGCGCTGTTGGTGAAAACGTTCTCGCGAACGTATTCCAGCGAGTTCGAACTGATTCGGCCTTGAGCGAGCAGGTCGCGGATGGTCAAACGGCGCAGGCCAGGCATCAGGATGCCAGGGTTCATCTGGGCTTGGATCAGCGAGCCAGCAGAGCCAGCCGTGCTGCCTAACACCTTGTCGAAGCTTTTAACGTCGACCTTGCCCGAAGACTTGCCGTCCCACGACTTCTGCAAGTCGATGGCGGTACGCTCCGCAAAGCTCTTTTTGTTTTCCGGATTGTCCAGGTTGCCACCGGACAGCTTCTGCTCGAGATCGAACAAGCGGGTGCCGGCAGTTTTCAGTTCGTCCTGAACGGTGGTCAGCTCGCCCTGCAGTTTCTTGCTGACCTCACCGGTATCAGTGATTTCTTTCTTTTGCGCATCGAACAGCTCGGTCATCCGAGTCTGAGCCGTTTCGATGGCCTTCTGAATTTGTGCCAAGTCCATTATTTCTGCTCCAGCGATGGGAATGTTTTCAAGCGCTCCAGGAGCGCGGCGATTTCTGATTGGTCGCCGCCTTCGGAATCACTCCGAACCGCGGACTTGATGCGGGCGATAAACGCCTGCGCTTCGGACTTGGAGAGCCCGGCTGAATCTCTCAACCAATTCTCCGCATCGCGGATGCTTTCGATGGTGTCCATGCTCTTGAGCGTGGACACGGTTGCCTGCTCGTTGGCGGGGAACGTGCAAATGCTGATTTCGTTGAGTCGGGATACGGTCTTGAACGAGTAGCCGGTTTCGATTTGGCTGACATCGCCCTTGGCAGCGGAGAATCCAACGGACATACCGCCGACAGTTCCGTGAATCATTGCGGCCTTGAGTGCGTCCGACTGCGGGTTGCCCGGCGTCAATTCACCTTTAACGTGAAGCCCGGTGCTGTCCTCCGACAGGTCAAGCCACTTGCCGACAGGTATCTCATTGCGGCGATGATTAAAAAACATCGCGACAGCGCGAGACTGCGTCTTCAACGCTTGGGCGTACGCGCCGTGCTCGATGATGTCGCCATCACCATCAATGATGCCGAATACGCTGGCATAGCCTTCGAAAACGCCTTGGGTACCGCCGCTGGCGAACTTGATCGAGGCCTGATCGAAGGCCAAAGTCTTGCAAACAATCGGCATTTTCAGCCTCCAGAAAAACTAAACCCCGCTGGGTGCGGGGTTTGTTTGGCCAAGTTGAGTGAGCGGTATGTTCTGCGACTGTCTCGTCGCGACGTCCCCGCCAGGTAGCGGTGGCTTGTTGTTCACTCGCCGGCCCTCGTTGATGGTGAGCAGGCCGGAATCGACGAGAGTCTTCATATAATTCGCTCGAGCGGTTGAGTCGCCGCTCAACAATCCATCTCGATTGTGCTCGGCGTGGAGCTTGCCAACGTCGGCTGGCTTGACCAGCCAGCGCAGGATTCCTGTTTCCCAAATTTCAAGGTACGGGTCGAGCGCGTATTGAAGGAAACCCAGGTTCTGCTGCTCAATACCGGAACCCCAACTTGTGGACTTCTCAACATCGCCAACCAAGTGTGGTGGGACACCGAAGAACCGGGCCAGCTCGCTTACCTGGAATTTTCGGGCGGCCATCGTATCCGCGTCCTGCGGGCTGACACCGATCGCCTGGGTGGTGAATCCACCCTCCAGGATCCATAAACGTTTCTTTACGGGCCCGCCGGATATCTCCTTGAAGTTTTCCTCCAGCTGCGCCCGCTGTTCTTTATTCAAGACCTTGCCGTCGCCGGTCATCAGCAACTGTGGCGACTTCGCACCATTGGCGTAGAAGTCTCGTTGCTGGTCCTCCATGGCCACTGCCACACCGGCGCTTTTCGCCGCGAACGCAATCGGTGAGAGGCCGACGAGCCCGTTGAATCCAAAGCCCTTCAGGTGAAAGATTTCGCTTTGCTTGAAGTCCGCGTACTCATTATCGCGACGGTACCGGTAGATAATCTTCCGGCCCTCGAGCCGAACATCCATGTTGGCTGACATCAGCGGGACCAGGCTGATGACATCACCTGCGGAGTTCTTCTCAATCAGTGCGTACGAGTTGCCGTAATAACAAAGCTGCATCGTCATAGCGACGCGAAAGTCGAAGGCGGTCATGAACTGGTTGGGGCTATATCGCAGGAGCCGGGCAAGTGGATTGTCCAAACCGACCTTTTTTCTATCGTCGCCAGTGGTTTCGAAAACGTCCAAAGGCATACAGGCGGTAACGCTGGAAATAAGCCGTACGCAAGCGAACACGGTGGATATTTGCAGCGAGCGTTCGTCGTTAACGACCGAGTCCCCTACCACACCAGAGGCAGAAACCGGCCCGTTCTGCGAGCCTTTCTCTGGAGTAACAAGGCGGCCGCCGACAAAGAAGCTCGCCATGCGCGCCCAGAAGGGACTTCGGGTGCGCAGGTCAATGCTGTAGTCGGTGTCTGCCATTACATGCTCATCGGTCGGGAGAGGAAGTCGTCGACAGAGCCCTGCACATCCGCGTTAGCGAGGATGCGGCCTATCGTCATGATCAGCGCCACCGCGCCATCTATTTTGTTGTCATCGCCTTGCTTGATCGGGCGCACGACGTCGTCATTGCCTGGCAGGTTCTTGCCGATCACATTACCGATACACCAGGTCATGATCGGATTGCCGTCATGGTGCAACCGACCGGCAGTGACAGCCGCCTCAAGCTCTTTCATGGCGTCCGACATGTTCGTGTAGTTCTGGGTGATGGTGATCGGGTTGAAACCCTCGTCGTCGAGGTCGTGGCTTAGGCCGGTTGCGCCGTGCGGGTCAATGGGAGACTCACGCAGAGGTGCGAGGTGGTTCGCCTCTTTGGTGTCTTCCAGAATTTCGCGGTAATCGATTTCGGCGCCGTCAGTCACGTCCAGGTGCTTGGAGTTAATCCACGCCTGGAATCGCTCTGACATTCGCTTGTTGTCGGTGTTGTAGGCCGTGTCATATGGCACCCAGAACTTCGGGCCAACGCTGTAATAGTGAGTTTTTCCGTCGATGACTCGCCAGAACAGGCGAGCCCGCGAGTTCATGTCCAGCTTGCGAGCCAAGTCGAAGCCCGCAATCCACTCTTGGCCCTCGAACTGCTCGATCGTAAGCGTGGTGTCTTCACAGGCTTTCCAGTCTTCCATGTTGAAGAAGCCGGACTTTGCGCTGACCCAAAGATTCAGGTGTTTCGTTTTGAAGGTGTTTGCGAATCGCGCCGAGCGTATTGCCCTGGCCTGCTGACTTTCCAAGTACTCCTGGAACACCGAAACGCCGTGGTTCGGATTGGCCTTGGCCAGCATCTTAGGGTCTGTCCAGTCGTCGCCCTCGTCCAGTGTCCAGATCCAGCCGAACAACTCTTCGTCTGGCACGGTACCGGCGAGCATCTCAACTACCTGGCGGCGTTTGTCGTAGCACGGGCCCTCAATGTCGGCGCCGGCGGTAGTGATGATGAACATCAGCGGTTGTCGGCGTGCGCCCATGCCGGTAAGCATAGTGTCGTACTGGGCCGAAGTAGGATGTTCGTGATATTCGTCCACAATCGCGCAGCTGGGCGATGCACCGTCGCCAGGGTTACCAATCAGCGGCTCGAAGCGACTGAAGTCAGACGGGATGTTCATGTTCGAGGCATTTACCTCGATCCCTGCAGCCTGTACCAGCATTGGTGACTTGCTGACCATGAGCTTCGCAGGACGGAAAACCTCCCATGCCTGCTTCTCAGTCGTCGCACCTGCGTACACTTCGGCGCCGAACTCGCCATCGGCAACAAACATGCTGATGCCTACGCCACCCGCGACAACTGATTTCCCGTTCTTTCGGGGTACTTCCCAGTAGCTTTCCCGGAATCGGCGGTGGCCGCCCTTCTTTTTTACCCAGCCAAACGTGACCGCCAAGCCGAATAACTGCCAAGGCTCCAAGCTGATTAACTGCCGCTTGAATGCCCATTCGCCCTTGGTGTGCGGGAGCAGCTGCATCAGCTTCAGCTTCTTCTCGGCCTTGGCTGGATCGAACTTGAAGCGGTACCCGCGCTTGCGACTGGCGGCCAAGTCGTCGAAGTGACGCTGGATCGCCTGATGGATATAACGGCAAGCCGGTACCTTCCCACGGAGCACAGACCTACCCCACGCCATCGCCTTGTCGACGTTGGGGTGCAGGGCTTTGGTCATCAGGATCTCAGCAGGTTTGCAAATTCGTTGGTTTCTTTCTCCTTGTTGCCACCGATCAGGCGCGTGCGACTCGCAGGGTCAAGACCGAGCATCGAGCCGAAGGTAACCATCTGACGCATCGTTTCATTCGCCGCCGTCAGCGCAGGGTTCTTCATCGGCCCACCGGTGGCACCCGTCACGATAATGCCGTGCTCCCGTATCGATTCCTGCGCCATGCGCCAGTTGTCATAGGCGCTGCAGAAGGCTTCGACGTTATGGAGGTCGGTGATTGCGACGACGTTTTCGCGCAGTAGCTCTGGAACAATCATGTTCCACATGGTGGCCGCCCGTTCGCTAAACCACTCGGGCGGGTCGATCTGGGTGATCTTCGAAAACTGGGGCTCGGCGGTGTTCAGCGCCCGCTTGCCAGGGTTACCGGCCAGCTGTTTCTTGGCCGTCGGCTTGGGTTTGCGACCACGGCCGGCGACCGTGGCGGTGCCTCCCATCGCGCAACTCCTGAATTTTTAATTTCGCGGGCGTGTAAGAAAGGCTGAGGGCGCGGTCTAGAAGCCGAAGGCCCCGGACTTTTGACCCTCCCCCACCCCTGAAACGAGAATTCGTCTCATTTCAAGCATTTTTTCTGTTTTTTCGAGGTTTTTTTGCATTTCAGCGGCGCGCGTTGCCGAATCCACCATCCTCGGCGGCTGTCTTGGCCGAGTGGCACGGGCCGCACAGGCTTTGCCAGTTGGTGCGGTCCCAGAACAGGCTCATGTCACCTTTGTGAGGAATGATGTGGTCGACATCACTGGCCTCGGTGACTCGACCGCGCTGCTCGCAGTGAACACACAGCGGATGCTTGACCAGCCAGCCGGCCCGAGCCTGCTGCCACTTGTAGTTGTAGTGACGTTTGGTGCTGCTCTCGCGAGGCTTGGCACGCGCTGCACTGTTGAGCAGATGCGCGTGCGCATCGCAGTACCGAGGGTTACGGGTGAGCACGTTGCAGCCCTGGGCATTGCACGGCTTCTGTGGTCTCAACGGCACGGTGACCCATCCATGTATCTGAGAGGCTGCGCGTCAGGGTCTTCAG